CTATTTAACACTCAATGTTATTAGCTTGGTTTCTTTATTATATCCAATATTAAAAATATCAGATAAGTCTCTTACTTTAATGTAAGTATAACCATCTTTATTAATTGTGTCAAGACTTTTTACCTTACCATTTATTTTAACATTTTGCTTCATAATCTGCTCCCCCTTAGCTACTAATCTATTTTTAAAATCATTCCACTTACTCAATCTACTTTTGTCTACACACCAAGGGTTAGGACAGATTTTGCCTGTCACTTGGTGGTGCATTATTACATTTTCTACTGCTATGTTATACTGTTTCATAAGGTATTTAGTAAGCTCTACAGCATTGTTGATAGTGGCTTCAGTCAAATACCAATCGGTATCTGTTGCCCCTAATTTCTTAGTATTAAGCTTATTGCTACACATTTCAATACTAATACTGTTAGAGTTAGTACAGATACCATAATATTTTCCGCCTTCACTTGTTGTCATAGATGTGTACTTTTTGCCACCAACAGCCCAACAAGCTCTATGAGAAATGTCACTGTTGTACTGCACAATCTCTGAATCATCTACAATGAAGTCAGCACTACCACCAACACTACCATTCTTAAACATACTAGCTACATTTCTAGCAGAACCTTTTACACTCCTAGTACCTGCTGTATAATGTAGAACTATGTACTTTCTTTGTAATGTTTTTGAATAATAATCTGTATTAGTAGTTCCAAATGCTTTAATAATATTCATATTATCACTCCTTTACTTCAGGTAAACCTGCGATTGAGGTTAGCATAGATAATCCACCAGCAAGAATTGTAGCTGATATAACAGCAATCCAATTCACATCATTTAAAACAGCAGCAGTACCTATTGTAGCTATAGCAGTTTGTGCCATAGTCTTGATTGCTCTTATAGCAGCTGCTTTAAACCAATTTTTCATATTTTCAACCTCCTTAATTCTCTTTTAAATATTTATTATCACTTATAATTTTATTCTCAGTTAAAGCCTCTGTTGGTAGCTCTTTAAGTCTCTCATAAAGTTCTGTACCAACATCATTACCACCCAAAGCATGATATTGTTCATAAATTCTTGTTGAAACTTCCATTGCATAGATAGGGCAATAACCTCTTTCAGTCCACTTATTATATGAGTCATACAGAGCTTGCCTTAATAGTGCTACCACACCCTCTTTTACTGCATCTTGTTCTTTTATTTTTTTCATAAGCTCTTTTTTCAAGCCTTTGTAGCATAGTCCTAAAAAGCCTGTAAAAATTGCAAATAATAAATCTAGCCAATAACTTTGTATTAATTCTTTCATCTAGCACCTCTTTTTTTTTACAAAATTTGTGTATCATTTATGTATATAGCACAAGAATTTAATGTGACTCCAGACTTATCACCATAAAGATTTATTCTAAAAGAAATATCTTTTAAACTTGATTTTATTTCCCAAGTTTTTTCTTTAGAATTTAAGCTTTTATGCACAATATTTGTGCCGTTTGATAACAACCAAATAGACACATCATACTCTTTGCAACCATCCGGTACAGATACATCATATACGCACTTAATTACATCATTTGAGCGTAGTCTAAGTTTTGCTGATACAAATGAAGCTGATGAATTTAAAGCAGCTTTAGTATTCCACATTCTAGGTATTGCAGTGTATGTTTTATTAAGAGTTAAATCACCACCGGTTGCTTCATTAAATTCTGTAAGTTTGAAATTAAGATTAGTAAAATCTCTTTTATCTTCAAAAACAAGTTGTGCTTTATTACTCGCGTCACCAACATACATCTTTAGCACTTTACGAGCTTTATTGTTTACATCACCAACATATATACTTGTAACATTTCTTGAAATATTGTTGCTATCACCGCTATAAACAGCCATTTATGTTGCCCCCTTATTCAATTATTAGAATAATATTGCCGCTACTTAACGGTGATACTCCGGCTGTAACATTATCTTCTGTACGCGTCATAATTCTTGCGTTAGTATATACTTCGCTACCATCTACACTAAGTTGAGCTGTTAAATTTGGACCTGCTTTAATATTTAATGAGCCTGGACTTTCTTCAATTATTCTAGCTGTATAATCATTTGTAGCACCTGCCGTTTGGTCAGTGTTTATGCCCTGGTTATGGTGAAAATCTACATATCCACCTTGATTTGTTGATGTATTATCATTTGTTTTTCCAAACACTTCTAATGCCCTTGAGTATAATTTATCATTTGCAATTATTGCTCTTGCTATTAAATCACCATTTATTTGACCGCCACTTATAGGGAAAAATTTACTTGTATCTACATCTAAGCTTGTTTTTCCTCTTGTTAAAGTTATGCTTTTAGTATTATTGATTTTATCAGTATCAGTTGTTTCTGAACTAGATAATAATTTAGCACAGCTTGACCAAGCCGAAGATATTACTGTTATTGTAAGTGCAACACTATCATTGACAGAGTTTAATACATCTGTATTTAATGTTAAGTACACTTTATGAGAATTTGCAGCCCATACTGTTTCTACAGAAGCCTTAGAAAAAAGCTGAGTAGCATAGGCAGCATTACTTAAACAAGTAATAGTTTTTTCATTTGAGTTAAAACTTGTACTAACTGCCAATACAAGAGAATGATGCTTTAGTGAGCCAGAAGCTTCAACAATTATAAGTGCTGAACCGTTACTATAATGACCTTTTTCAGCAACAATAATATGACTTCCTTTTAAAATACTATTTGTTGATAAAGTTCTAGTCTGAACGACAGTTTTACTCACAGGTAAGTTAGCATTTTCTTTGGCAATCTTATTTATGACCTCGTCAATAATATCAAAATTATTATTAAAATCGTCTACATTATAATAGTCTGTTTGAGCAGGCTTTGTTAAATTATAATTTTCTGTTTTTGTTGACATTTAATCACCTCAATTTTTTAGCATTTAATTCTTTATGTGTATAGTTGTTAAGCTCTTTATGTTGATATGATGCTAAATCAGCATGCTTATTATATGCAAGGTTTATTTCATATGTAAGGTTTAAGGGTAATACTTTTTCTAGTAATTCTGCAACTGCATTTTTAAGATTCTGTGCAGATAACTCTAAATTAAAAATAACATGACAATTAATAGGGTCAATAGATATTCTATACTTATCCTTACCAATTAGGGTATCTAATTTAGTTCTTAAGCTTGTATTATCTCCTAGTAACTTACTTCTTATTTTAAATCGTCTTACATCAGCACTTGTATCTGTAACTTCAATATCTAACGCATTTTCCCATATTTCAAGCCCTACACCAGTTGCTGTACTAAGATAAAGTTCGCTTATAAGATTATTTTTATTTTCTTCAAATTCATTTAAGAATTTATCAAGAATATTGCTAATAATTTGTATTTCATAAACTTCTCTTAATACAAGTGGGTAGTATTCTATGTATTTCATTCAAGTCCACCACCTATTTCAAACGCAATTAATTGTTTTTCGTTAAGAGTAATGTATGAACTATCTTCTATGTCAACATTTTCTATATTTTCTATACCATCTACATCAATACATCTTGCAAGTATTTGTGCAGCATATATTTTTTTAGTTGTTCGGTTCTCCCAATCCGAATTTATTTCATTAGCATACTCTGATAAAATATTTTCTACTGCCAACTTTATAGCATCTTTGTCAGCATTTTCTGTATATTCTACATCGTTAAAATATATATCTTTACTAACATATTTAACTGTATTCACTGTTACACTATGCCCAATTGGTGCAATACCTTCGCCCAAGCCTGTAAATTCAGCAGGGTCTAATTTTTCTTTTACACTATTTATAAGCTCATCTGATGCTGGACTTCCTTCACTATCTGTTATAATAATTTCTACAGTACCTCCGCCATTTGGTGTTCTGTTAGCTTTTACTTGTCCAACGCCTTCCATTTCTTTTACCCATTTAATATAGTTTGCACGATTACCACCAAAAGCATCAGAATTTATACTATCAAAATATCTTTGTCTAAATGTTTCAGTATCTTCTTCCTCTTCGCCAGGAATTATTAATTCAGTTATTTCTGCTTTTGTAAGACCAGAAATTGTTACTATTGGTGTAAGAGTACCAAAATGTTTGTTACCTTCTTCACCAGTTGTATCACACATAATTTGCCAACAGCCGGGAACGATATTACCTTTGCTTACAACTATATTATTACCATCATTGTCTGTAACTGTAATATCTACATCTGTATTATTAGTCATCTGAGCTACTAAGGTATAGTTTATTTTATCCAAATTAAACCTATCACCTGTACTTACAACTTCACCTATATAATTTCCGTCACTACTATTAAAGTTAAATTCTGCTTTTAAAATAGCACTTGTTGAGTCTTCGGGAGTAATACCTCTTTCTTTTGCTATTTTTACAAGATAGTCCCTTTCAGCAGAATCAGCAAAAGCATTATTCAATATTGTGTCAAGTCCCATATAGGCATTAGCTAATTCAAGAGCAGCGGGAGATAAAGTATCAAAGATTATACTTCCTTCGCGTTTATCTACATCTGTAGCTACATTCGAGAGCATTTCAGCCAACAAATTGTCATAACTGTAGTCCTCAAACATTAAATACCACATCCTTCACATCTACATTATAATATTTAGTTACAACCGTAAAACTGACATTGTACACATTATGCTTTATACTAAAATTAAAGTCAGTCACATTTAATATTCGGTCATCTTGCAATAAAGCTTCTTTTATTCGGCTCATAAGCATTGGTATTACATACTGTCTTTCTCTGCCAAATAAATCGTTAAGCTCAATTCCATAATTCCAGGAATACATAGCATAATCGTATCGTTCTGTCATTAATATAAGATAGACTGCTTGGCGTATTATTTCTTTATAATCTTCATACACTGCAACAATACGCTTATTTTCTTTATCTAACTTATATGTAATACTTGTTTGCTCTAAGTCATCATAATCACTAATAAGTTCATAATTCGCACTTTCAGGTAGCACTTAATCACCTCCAGCTATAACATCAGCAACATAATAAGCTTGACCACCTTGCATTTTAATAATTACTAACCTGTTACCTCTTTTTAAGTTGGCTGGTCTTATACTACCAAAAACACAAAAAGTTTCATCGAGTTCAAGCTTTTCTGACAAACGAACTGCAAACTGTCCATCATTTTCATAATCTTTAGATACAGTACCGAAAATTACTTCCGTAGGGTTGCTTGCCCTAACTGCATCCATAGCGATACTTTTAATTAATTTAACTAACTCAACTGACATAAGGGCTACCTCCTAATAATGTTAAATCACAACTATACTTAGTACCAAATCTGTGTACAGCTTTTTTTATTATTACCTGTGCGCTTTTAAAAACAATGTCACCTAAATTTAGGTTGGCGTATATAGATGCACCTGCTCTTAATCTAATATCACCAAAACAATCTTTTACTGTAAGCTCTCTTTTCTTTTCGCTATAAAGCTTAAGAACTGATTTACCAAAAGCAGCAGGATTATCATCTTTTTCTAATTTACAAGTAAGCTGTAAAACGCCCCACTTGTTAATAAGTTCAGCATTTCTGAATATATATTTTGCTCTATTACCAGTTGTGTCATCATCTCTATAAAACTGTATCTGGTTATAAACTTCATCATCTATACTAGATGTATAGTCCATATCTTCACAGGTTTCATCATCAAGCAAATAGTCTGTTTTTAAATCTTCAATTCGCTTTAAGCATAGTAACCCATAGTCATCATAAAATATATACATATTACCTGTTGCACTTTCGGTAAGCTCTCTTGCGTTTTTTATAATATCAAATAGAGTTTCATTATCTTCAACCCTACCAGGTATTGAATACTTTGTATCAACAAGTTTGCTTTGACTTACTTTTAATCTATAGTCATTAGCAATCATTATAATTACATCTCTTAAAGTCTTGTTTTTATAGCAGTAAGTATCTTTGTTTTTTAAATATCTTAATTGGTCATACGCAGTACAGTTGATTTCTTTACCTTTACTTCTTGACTTACTAAATAAATAACCATAAAAAACACCAACACCATTTTTTAAAAATGCTACAACATTACCTTCTTGTATATCTAATGCCGGGTCCTTTAAAACAGTAAATTCTAACTTACCTGCTGCATCTTTCCATTCTGTAGTCCAAGTTACTTCTCCAACAACCAATGGCTGATAATCTATTCCATTGTTTATTATATGTAACTCATAACGAGCATCTTTATTTCCTTGAATATTTATATAAGCATTATCGTTTAATGTTCCTGCAACATTTACTACACTTATAACAGATGTAGAACATAAATCAACTTTATCTTTCTTTTTAGTATCGCTTTCATACATTCCACCGTCTGCACTTGCGCCATTAAAATAGCTACCCAAGTTTACAATTTTAGTTATAGTTTTACCGCCCCATTCAGGGTGGCAGCTTGAAGTACCCGGATTTGCGTGTTTTGGATTGTACCATTTTGATTTATTAACAACAAACTCAATTACACATTTACCGCTCAAATGACCCCATTTATTACAGCCGGCATCATTTTGATTTTTAATGTCACCTATGATACATTTAAGCACATTTCCATTACTTTGATATACATCAATGTAGTCGCCTACACTACCGTAAGTGGTTGTACACGCAACAACATATCGACCATTTATAATACCAAAGCCTTCGCTATCGAAATTTTGTCCGGCTTGGGACCTAAGCTTATACTGTACTGATGTCTTTGAAGTAATTAATTGCCAACCCATATAAGTAAATACGCTACCCAAACCTGAGGGTAGCGTTATTGTTTTTGTAGGTATACTGGCTGGAGATGCACTTTCAGCACTATATGCCGGAGAAAAGAAGCCAGACAACGCATTAGAAGAAAGAGTATAGTTTCTTGTTTTAACAGCATTACTACTATTACCTTCAACAGTAGTAAATGAATTTCCACTAGCAGAAACAACAAGTCCTGTATGACTACAGCCATTTTTTTGTATCATTATGTCGCCTGGCTTTGGTTTATAACCTGAAGTCTTAGAATAATATCTATTATTTTTCTTAGCAAAATCAAGGAAGCCTGATACTGCCGCCGTTTTCGGGGCCACTGATGTAGGTACGCCTGCTTGATTTAAGCACCAAGAAACGAACATAGCACACCATTCATCAGTAAAGCCATACCAACATGTATATTTGTTTGGTCTTCCTTTTATTGCTAAAGTAGCTTCTTGATTAGCAATTTTAACAACATCACTTGCACTTGCCAAAAAGCAACACCTCCTTATTATTTAAGTTTTAGTACCTGTCCCGGGTAAATAAGATTAGGATTTTTAATTTTATCTCTATTGAGATTGTATACTTCTCTCCATTTATTCCCGTCACCTAATACTTTTTTACATATTAATATTAAATAGTCACCAGGCTTAACTGTGTATGTAGATGGTGTAGTTTTACTACTTGTATCTCTAGCTTTTACCGTAGTTGCTGTTGTTTTATTTGTCTTTTTATCTGTAACTAATTTAACAGTCTTTGTACTATAATCTAAATATTTTTTAAAAGTGACACTAATCACTTTGTCAAATCCGTTGTCAGTATTATCTTCATCTGTAAATTCTTCGATTGTACATTTACATTTATTTAAAATACCGTCTAAATCATTTATATATACTGGATTTTCAGTATCACTGTTAGGAATATCAATTTTAAATGTCCCATTTTCTTCCCCCAAATCCCAAACCCCATTAGGTTTAGTTCTTATTATCATAAAGTCAAAAGGTTTTGCTTTTGCCATTAATGTATTAAAATGTGTAAGGTAAAAATCTTGGGACCTTAATTCTTGCTTATCAGAAATTATATTTACAAAAGGGTGCTTAGTTTTTGGTAATAAAAAGTCCATAGACCATTCAGTTAAACCGGGTTCTTGTAAATTAAGAACTGTTTTACCACCTAAAAGCTCTATTTCTTCATTTTTACCTGGAACTTTTCGTGTTATCTTAGATGGTGTTACAGGCATTAGAACATTTTCAACATAAATTAAATATGCCATTTCTTACACCCCCTCTACTGATACTGCTGCGGCTTCTGTTATACGCTTTTCCATCTCACGCACAACATCACCAATACTTAAGCTGCTCGCAATTTGGTTTGACATACCTGACATATCTACTGTTATTTGTTTAGTTGTATAGTTTGCAATTCTTTCTTTGCTTACACTATCTTTTATCATACTTAAAATATCATCTGAATGCTTAACTTCTTTCTTAATATCATCAGTATTTGACTTAATTCCATTAAGAGCATCTTCGCCAGAGTCTGTAGTTGGATTTAACAAATCTTCTGCATTATTCTTAAGCCAATCAGATACACCTGATATTTTATCTGAAATAGCACTTGAAACATTATCACCAAATTCAACACCGGCATTCCAAGCGCCACTATATTCAAATCGGTCAAGGTGATAGTCTTCAGCATTAACCTTAGCCATAACTTCTTCGCCTTTACCAAATGTATCGTCAACCCAACCTGACAAACCATCACGCCAACCTTGTACAGAATTAGCAAGATTAGATCCAAAAATTGTATCTATTGCACTAGCAAGACTCTGTAATAATTCTAAAATACAATCAACTAAATCAAAAAACAATCTTGCTATAGCACCAACAGGGTCATTAAATACATTTGCGAAGAAATTAGCAAATGCCGCTATGAAATTCCAAAGAACAACAAATATATCAATTATAATATTAATAAGAGCTATAAATAAATTTCCAATAAAGGCTCCTGCAACTGCTAAAGCCCCGCATATTATACCCAGGGCTGATTGTGCTGCACCGGTTACATCTGCAATCCAATTACATAAAGCTATTAATATAGCTATTAATGCAATAATTAATATAATTATCCAAAATATAGGGCAAGATAAAATAGCTGTATTTAAGCCGTATTGTGCCGCTGTTGCAGCAGCAGTAGCAGACGCTTCTGTTCCTGTTGCGGCAGCATGAGCAAATGAAGCCATACATAATGCTATTTTTACACCTGTGCTAATAAGTTCGATAGCTTTAATAAGTAATAGCCAACCATAGTATATAGCTAAAGCAGCGGCTACACCATATATAATAGGTCCTATGACATTCCAATTTTGAGCTACAAATTCTGCTATATTTCCAATAGCTTCAAAAATATCAATAACCACATCAGCTAAAACAGCTAAAACTTCTATCGCTCCTGTTACAAAATTCTGAAATCCTTCACTATTAGCAAGTTCATTCAGCCTATCTAGTACAGGTTTAAAAGCCATAGTTGCCGTATTTTGAAACTTTGTCCACATTTGTCCCCAAGTCAAAGGCATCTTTTCAAATCTTTCATTTATTTCATCACTTGCTTCAAAAATAGCATTTTTAACAACATCTGCGGTAATCATTCCATCGGCAGCCATTTCTCGTATTTCACCGATAGGTTTTCCTAGATAGTCTGCTATGTTTTGGATAAGGTTTGGAGCATTTTCAAAGATAGAATTTAATTCATCACCTCGAAGTACGCCAGAGCCTAATGCCTGTGATAACTGTAACATAGCATTAGATGCTTCAGTTGTAGTAGCGCCTGCGATTGTCATTTGCTTTTGTACTAAATTAGCAAAAGCAACTACTTCATCTGAACCACTAAAAGCATCTTTTGCATTATTACCAAATCTAGCAACAACAGCGGCGGTATCTGTTAAAGAACCTCTCGCATCTTGTGCAGAAGCATATATTTTTTTAAATAAATCATCTACACTACCTGTTTCATTAAAGTTATCTAAAAGTAAATTTAATCTTGCTTGCGTTTGTGTTACTTCATCTGACAAGCCTAAAACTTGTCCTGCGCCTTTTATACTTAAATACGCAGCAGTAATTCCTTTAAGCTTGCTTAGAAGTCCATTTGTAGCATTAGTTCCTTTTGCAATTTCCTGATTAAATTTACCTTGTTCAGAAACATTATCTCTAATATACCTCTCTGCACTGCTAATATTTGCTACAAGTCTTGCATATTCTGCATTTGCTGTAGCAGGGTCCATATTTGTTAAAGCACTATTTAATCTTGTTTGTACTTGTGTTGCTTGATATAATTGTGTTCTCAAATATTCAAGTCCTGCGTTAGCAGTATCTGAACCAATATTAACTGGGTTATTTTCAATTTGCTGTATTCTTTGCTGTATAGCTGTTAATCTACCCAATGTATTATTTAATTCTGCTGTTTGGTTAGGTCTTAGAACGCTTGCAGAATTACTGTTAATAGTAGATTGTGTCGCAATAAGATTTTCCATTAGGGTATTAGCATTAGCAATTTCTTGATTAAATCTTTCAACCCCAGTGTTTGTAAAAACTAAAGGTCCTACATTTTCAAAATCATAAGTTACTGGAACTTTAACAGGTGGGATGTTCTGAGAAGACTGCTTTAGTGCTTCAATTTGTTCTTGACAAACTTTTGCGGCTGTTTCAGCTTCTTTTAAACATTCTTTTGCCCCTTCAAACGAACTCATATCTATGTCGGCATCTAAAGCAGATTGAATATCATTAATTCCTGAAAGCATTAAGTTCATTGCTGAGTGCATAGATGTAAATGTACTACTAAAATTGTCATATAACTCAATAGAACTTGATATTGTCAATACACTCACCTCTTTTTAGCTTTTTTCATCTTCTTCTTTTGTTTTTCATCTTCTTTTACTTTTCGCTCTACAGCTGCAAAAATAAAAGCTTTTTCTTGCTCATCCATATCAACAAATTCGCAAGGTCTAATATGTAATTCAAACAGACAGTAATATACAAAACTTGCTTCACTGTCTGTTTCTATTAGTTTTTTGCTTCTTCAATTTTTTCATTAATTTCCTTATTATAGCCATTGTACTTCTGAATAAAAGCGGCAAGGTCATCATATTCACCAGGGTTATCTAACATAGCCATTAAAAGGTCCTCTGGTGTGTTTACGCCATAGCTGTCCTGAAGCTCGGCATCATAAAGATTAGGTGTAACTGTAGATGCGACAATCATATCAAGCACATAGGCTTCACCATTAATTCTCTGTCTAAACGCACCAAATTTACCTGGAATAGGCACTTCTTTAATATTCTTTTCTCTTAATTCCTTATTTTCCTTTGTGGTAATATGTCTAAATTCCCATTCTGGACTCTTACCGTTTTCATCAACAATAGATGTTGTTGCAACGCGTCTTACATTTTCCTTTACCACTTTGTTAGCCTTCATAAAAGCATTAAATTTTGACATAATTTTATCCTCCATAATTATAATAAAAACAAATAAGGCAGGCTGTATTAAATAGCCTGCCAAAATATTTAGTTAGCTAAAAAACCATCAAGCTGTTTAAAGCTTTCAGGGATTGAGAAGTCCTCAAATGTACCTTCTATTTCTTCATCAATATATTCGCCATCTGCATCAAACTTAGCAAGAATACCACCGTCAGTATTACAGTCATAAAGTATAACAGTCTGACTTTTTGCAGTAGAAGTTGGGTCATTATTTTCAATTTGCATATCAAAGTATACATCTTCGCCTGTATTCTTATAATCTTCAAGAACTTTTCTAAGCACTGACTGATTGTAGTGCATTGTACCACTAAAAGTGCCTTCCATACCTGTTGACTTGTGTCCGGTCATAATCGCACCAAGCCTTGGTATAGTTGACTTTGCTTTTTCAAGCTTTACTTCCATATCAATCATATTTGCAAAATTATACCTATTCCCATTTAATGTTATAAAACATTTAGCTAATTTTGCTGCAATAGCATCTTTTGCATTCATTGTTATGTTTTTAGCCATTATATTCTAACCTCCTTAATTAACTTTTACAGTCATATATAATTGCTCCATGCAATTTACAACTGTTACAGGTGTATTAACAACAACAGCTTTCTTAACTTCTCCTTGTTCTACAACAACATCTGTATCTGTAAAATCTTCAATAGCTCTAAGAGTTTCAAGATTCTTTAGGTACTTTACAATATCTGCCCAAAGTGCAATTCTACCTGCATTATCGTTAGGCATTACACCAAGATAACGAGTATTAAATATTGTTGCTATATCCATACCGATTTGGTCGCATACTCGCATGGTTTGATTAGAGCAAAATAAATCACTCTTTTCAGATGTTGTTGTAACCAATGAATTAATATCGGTAAGAATTCTATAATCAGAACCTACTTTATGAAGCTTTAATTCACCGTTGTTGATTGCCTGCTCAAGACCTGTCTGTGTGTCAGAGCAAACAGGTGTATATTCTCCATCATATTTTTTATTAGTGCAACTCTTGTTAATTTCACAAGATGACTCTGCACCACCTAACCACCAAATAAGACTTTCAGTATTTTTTTCAGCATCTGTTGTTAAATTTATTACGCCTTCATAATCGGCGGCATAATTATGCACAATGGTCTGAAATTTAATACCTGCTCTATCTCTCATTCTTTTTGTAAAACTTACAAAAAGAGATTTGATTACATCAGAAGTAGAATCACAGATAAGAGTATTAAAAGAATAACTTTCTATAGCAGATAAAAAGCTTTGATAACTTGAGCCTGTAGCCTTTATTGCCATACCACCAGTTAAAAAAGTTCCTGATGTTTCTTTTAAAGATGCGCTACGCTTCCAAAACACAAAATCATTATCGACTAATTTATCTATTCCACTAACAGTCTGCTTATCTACAAGAGTATCTGAAATAGCACCGTCGTATACTATTTCAATTTTAGATATTCTTATCTTACTTACACCATATACATAAATATCTTTTGTTGCTTCATCATCAGCTGTAATTGTAAAAGTTGCAACATCTCCGCGTACTTGTGAGTCAACTGTTGCGGGATTTGCACCGTCTGAGAAAATTTTAACAGCACCTTGTGTGTTATTAATACAAGTAACTTTAATCTTACAAGGAACAACCAAATTTGCAAAACATAAAGCCCTACTGCTAGGCTTACCATTTTCATCAATATCTGTACCTTCTCTTACCTCATCAATCCAGCAAGACCAAGGGTTATTACCATCTGAATTATCCTGTTGTATAGCGGCTTTTCCACCAACATTTATAATATCAGGAAATGCACTTGCAATAGTAGGTGTTGTATTTCCGGTTTTTGCATTTCCAAAATCATAAAGTTTATTAGATTCAACATTCTTATCTACGCTACGCATATAAGTACACACATCATACAAATCAGTTTTATCTGCATTCTTTGCAACGGTATAAAAAATATCATTTCCTCTTGTACCTGGGCATTTTGCAGAAGCAAGTTCAGCACTTGCAGAGCCGCCACTATTTACTCTATAAAAATAGCATTTTTGTGCATTCTTAAATAAATCTCTATAAGGCTTCATTGCATCATCTGTATATGGATAACCAAATATTTTTAGTGAATTTTTTTCAAATTCTTCTGCTGTTAATTCAATAACTTCATCTTCAACACCCCAATTAAGATTTAATGGTGCAGCACACACACCTCTTTCTCCAAATACAACACCTGTATTTGATGTTGATATAAAGTTGATATACGCACCTGGTAAAACCTTATTCTGGGTTACAAAAGTACCTCCACCTAAAGCCATACTTACACCTCACTCTCTAAAAATTCTTTAAGTAACTGGTCTACTTCGCTAAAAGTATATTTACGATTGCCTAATATCGTATTTAACACATCAATGTATTTTAAATACTTTTTACTCGCTGTAATTTGTTCTTTAGAATAACTTGCTTCTGCTTCTATTACAGCTTCGATTGGCTTTTCTTCAGTAGCTTCAATTGAGTTTAATGCTGTAGTTTCCACAGCTGTAGATTTTCTAGTTGCCATTTTTTATCATTCCTTTCTGTATAAGAATTTCCATTTTTTCAACATCATTTTCAACAATGACGAATATATCATAGTTTATTGTTAATGTTAAAACACCATCATAAATATTTGTATCAATACCTTTTCCTAATAACGGTTCAGAGTCAAGTTCTATGAATTCAAGTGCTTTATACATTCTATCTATAACACTAAAACATTCTGCTCTATAGTCCTTAGACTTAGGAAAATACTGAATTGCAAATTGATTTTCTCTATAATAACGATTTCCACAAAACCTAGTTATTTTAGGATTTATGCACTGAACAAAAAAGCAAGGTTCTCTCAAACCTTGCTCTACATCTTCTGTATAAATGTTGTATTCTTCGCCAAACTCACTATAGAGGGCTTGGCTTATCCCTTTAATAATCTTATTAATCATAACGCATCACCTGATTAAGGAAGTTTCGCACACGCCTTTCAAGTACCGCAGGAGTAAGTTTATCCACTTCTTTTGTCGATATAGTCAACATAAACTTTCCAGGTACCCATTTTCTGTGATTCACAGTTCTGTGTCCATATTCAACATAGGCAGCATATTCAAGATTATTACTTACGATTACCTTATAACAATTACCTGTACGCGTAATACTTGATACAGTCCAAGCTCTTCTAAGGTCACCAGTATCAACTGGAGTTCGAAGTTTAGCTCTTGCTAATACCTCAGCACCTAAATCATTTATACAGCGTTCAATCATAGCTTTAGCTTTGATTTCTTGCTTTTCTAAATGTTTTGCAAATTTTTTTAATTCACTAAAATCGCATCTACCGGTCTTTGCCATAATTTAACCCCACCTTTCAAATATTTCCAGAGCTACTTCTTGATGGGTTGCATACATAGCAGGTACCCCAGAGCTTTTATAAATGCCTTCGCGATTATTTTGATTAACAACTATTTTTGAGCCAGGTGGTATAGTCAAATCGGGTGACATAAAAAGCTTTATATTTTGTACTTTTTCTTGTACTGTATCATTATTTTTAGTTGTAGGTGATGTGGTTTCAAAAGAAATTCTACAAGGTTGATTTTCAATAATCATCTGCTCAATTTGCCTTGTTTGTTTTGTATCTTCATCTCGAATATTATTAAGCTCATATACTGAGCAAGTTCCAGTGTACAAACTTTCTATATGTTTTCTTGCAGAATTAAAAACACTCATTCTTACCACCTTAACTTTCTAAATGCGATAAGTTCGGCATCTCTATTGCAGAGCCTATCTAATAAAGTAATATATCTTGAAGCTGCACTTGTATTATTATCATAAGTGTAACCTACACTTGTGTCCCCTTCGGATATATTACTTATTCTTCCTGCGTTAAAGTCAATGTTATCACAAACATTTTCACCAACACTAGACTTAGTTCTTAATAGTGTACCTGCCGCAATATCAACAGCAACAAAATAAAGTTCGGGTGGTATAACAGTAATATTACAAAAATTCTTTATATACTGCTCTGCTCCATTTATCGCAAATTGAATAAGCACTAAATCACTATCATTAACATTATAGCCTAATGATTTAAGTTTCTCAGTTACATCACATTCTTTAATCACATAATCACCCTAACTTATGCTTAAAAGCAACAATTCTAATCTGCTTAGGTTCATATACTCTTTCCCAGTTTTGAGCATTAGCAAGCTCTGTTCTAGTAGGTGTTTCAACATTAGCTCTAACTGCGTTAGTCCACTTAATACCACGTGGATGTAAGATAAACGCACTTCTATTAATAAGATAATCAACACCAGAGCCTTTCTTCTTGTCTCTGTCAATTTCTGTTGCTATGTGACCTACTGGGTTACCTTCGCCGTAGGCAATAGCACCGTCACCAAATAAATATGTTGTGTATACACCATCAACAACCGGACAACTATCATCAACAATAACTCGTCTGCCCTGGTATGTATCAAATTCAAGTTCAGATGATGCCTTGACTGTTTCAATCAAATCTAACTTTCTTAAATATGACTTAGTAGCAGAGTGCATAGCAACAGCTGTGAGCTGACTCTGTGCGTCACCAAGAAGCTGACAAGCATCTACAAAAGACTTACCTTCTATAATTGCAGCTGCTGTCTTAGACTTAGAAATATCAAGAATATGGTCTGCAAGAGGTGTAACTGTTTCAGAACTGCCGTTTGTATAAGTACCAAACACACCATTTAAAATTGCAATAAGCTCTTTCTGCTTATCTCTTGCCCAGAAGCCTGCAACCAAATCACCGATAGCCATCATTGGGTCCTTACCGGATAATGCTGCTGAGAGGTCTGTTGCTGCCCACATCTTCGCTCTGCGAATAGTTGTTGATACATCTTTGTTTGATGTAATCTTGTTTGGTGTTAAATCAGCATCTTCAATAATAGGTTCTGATTCACCCTGTAAATCTTCAAAGAAAGGCATGTTGTGAATTGGTGCTGCCTCACTTGCTAACTGATTAAATTCCTGATTATTTGTTACTATACCGCTGTTAAAAAGAGCTGATAACTCCATTGTTCTATTTACAACATATGGGTTAAAAAGCTCTGGTACAATAACATCACTTAATTTTGTAATTGCCATACTCAATTACTCCTTTCCTATTTTAAAAATTAATTTCTACTCCTGCCGCAGTAGCCATTTCTCTTGCTTGTGCAGGATTTTCCTTTAAAAGTTTACCCTGTTCTGTTAAATTGAAAGTTTCTTTTGCAAAAGGATTTACATTACTACCCTGACCTCCAGCCGGCTCATAAATTGGCTGTGTCTGTTTAAATAAATGTGCCATAGACGCATCTTCTTTAAAAGTCTTAACAATCTCAGTAACGCCAACAGGTTCTCCCTTATCATCAAAGCTAAACTTATCAACTCCACCTTGCTTGTAAATAACATAGTCTGGGTCAATTACACCTTCCTTAACTAACAGCTCTTTTACAGCATAAGTTTTCTTAAACTTGTCCGCTTCTGCTTGAAGGTTTGTAATTGTTGTTTTATAGCCTGCTATTTCAGTCTGTAAAGCTTCATTGTCTTTATTGTCTTTCTTTAATGCTGTAATAGTGCTATTCGCAGTTTTTAACTGTGTATCTACATTATTTTTTTCACTTTCTAAAGCGTCATACTTAGCCTTGCTGACATATTCGCCTGTACTTAAATTAGCCAGTTTTACCTGTTTGTCTTTGTTCTCAGAATTATACGCGTCAATAATTCCTTTAAACTCCTCGTACTTTTCACCTAATACTTCCTTCAAAAATAACATATTATTACCTCCTATATCTTGTTTTTATATGTGGTGTCGCCACGGATATATACAGTAGTTTATATCTCCTACTGCAAGAGAATATTAAACCTTTTAAATGTCTTGCTTAGGACGAAAAAAGGAAATAAGCTGTGACACTCATTTCCTTTGCTGACTAAATTATTTATAGTTACATTTATTTAAAGTGGTTTGGTCGCAACCTCCCCACTAGGTTTAGCCCTCAGGCATCGCCGTAATTCCTATCATAAAAATTAGTTATAACTAGCCCAACGGAATCACATCCTTTCAAATATTTAACATCTCACAAAATACCTGACTTTATTTTTCTTTCTTAGCCTCTAACATAAAGTTTATCATAGCACTTATACCACCTACTACAGCGTCTCTTAAGGCATCCATAGATTCAGTTGTATAAACCAACCCTTCACTTCCACCACCTAATAAATCTATTTTTTCAAAGTAAGCTCTAATTTCAAGCATAGCTATGTATTTTTCCATTGTTTCAAGCTGTGCTTCATAAATTCCTCGTGTACAATCTGGCGTAAAGCCCAAAGTACCATTGTCCCACTTTTCCAACATTGCCTTAAGATTTTTATATCTATTAACCAGCTGATAATATTCAGCCTTAAATCTTTCCTTGTAATCTTCACTTAACATCATTTTTGCAGTTTCTTCCAATGTTAAAATCTTTTCCATGTCTTTTCCTCCATTTAACTTTTTCAGGTAACAAAAAAGGACAGCTTTAAACTGTCCTAATCTGCTTATTTATTGTGTTTTTCTAACTTGCCTGTAAGTTTTATTTGTTTTTATTTTTATCATCTTTAAGATTTTTATGGTCTCCGCAGTATGCGTACACAATCGAAGCGGCAACGGCTGAAAATAAAATTATAGAGCTAATCTCTTTAAGAATGTATAAACAAAATAAAAAAGTCTGCATAATTTTTCTCTCCTTTACATTAAAAAGCACCTAACATTATCTGTTAAGTGCTCTAACATCACTTTAGAAGTCCACAGTTAAATACCTCTTATCGTGCCTTTAATTTCTTTATCTTTAGGACAATAAACTTCAGAAGAATTCCCAAATTTATAATACTTTAATTCAGAACCACAACGAGGGCATATTACTCTTTTTCCTGGGGCTTCAAGTTTTGCAACTACTGCGTTTTTTTCACTATTAGTCATAGCCATAAATTAACAACCTCGCTTTTTTATTATACTTAACTGTCACGCCAGCCTCTTTTGCTCTATCGTAAGCGTCTATCATAAGGCTACGCCTTTCAGCATCACTTAAATTAGGCGCATTTATTGCAGCATCATAACTTGCTTTAAATTCATCTCTCCAGTCATCAATTCTGAATTTTGATGGGTGGTTTTTATAATGCCCATAATATTCGTGTGCCAAAACAGCTCTTTGTGACATTAAATCTCTATTATATGTAGAATTAATGTCTGGCAAAATATCACCTCTAACATTTATAATACCTTGTATATCGCTGAAACCCGTTCTACCGCCTTCATTAAATCTAAGTACCTCAATAGGTATATTTAGCTCAGAAGAGTATTCTTTTATTTCATTAATTTCAGAATCTGTTAAAATATGAGAAGGGCTTGTTCTTAGTCTATTAGACATTCTTCTTTCTGATTTTATTATATCATCATTATTTGCACTTGTAAACTTATCATTACTAACAAATTTTTCCTTCCAATCTGTGTATGACATATCATCAATATAGATAGTCTTACCAGTTTCAGGGTCCCTTGCAGCTCTTTTTCTACCTTGCTTAAGTAGCTCGTCTGTGACTTCCGGTATTGTAGTACCTCGGCAACGCGGATGAAAAGGAGGTGCTGTTATCCCTATTTCAAAGTCATCTCTATTAAAGATTTTACTATCCATATCAGCACACATATCACAAGTTTTACCATCTAGTGTTTCTAATACACTATACTTTTCAACTCCTAATTCATCATAGCTATCCATTTCTGCCCTTGTACATATCTGGGCTGTTTCAGTACGAATAAGAGTATTGCAAGCTGATTGGGCTACATTGCTTTCATAACTTAATTGTCTTGCAAGCTTTTTAGGGTCTGTACCTCTAACGCACCAATCTGTTAAAGCTTGTTGAAGTTTATTTGTCAATTTAGGTCTGTAAGTACCCCATATTCTTTCAGAGAAGTTTGTACCGTCAATAGCCCAAGGCTTTTCAAGTATCAATTTAAGTCTGCGTTCATCTACTTGTGCAAAACTAAATCCCACACCAATACCTTTTTGTACTTCAAATGCCGTTCTATAATAAACATCTTTATACACATTTGATAGCGTTTGTGTGACATTTTCTGTAATATCGGCAAATGCTTTATCACAAAATAACATCATTTGCATTTTAATAGCATCAAGTCTAGTGATGTGATATTTTGCACTTGCGTTTTCAAGTTCTTTGTCCCAGTTTCCCAAGTAGCTGTTAGCATAGCCTTTTCTTATGTATTCTTCAACATCCCATCCAAGTTCTTTTAGCTCTTTATTTGTAATAGCTTTTTTGGCTTCAGCTAAAGTCATATTGTTATTATCAGCAAAACGCTTTAACCAGTATGTAATGTCTTTATCAATTTGAATGATTGCATCATCTATTAATTTCATAGATTCGGCTACGCACTTTTGGGCTTCTGCATTGGACCTTTCTTCTAAAGCTTTAAATCTTTTAGCCCAATATTCATTATTCTTCATCATTCTTCCTCTCTAGTTTTTGGAAAACCGTAATCGCCTACTTTTTCATTAGTTTCTTTTTTTAATTCAGCAATTTCCTTTTCGGCATCGTCAACCCAAGGATGATTTTGAAGAACGGTCTTCTGTGAAATAATGCCTGTACTTTTTGATGCAATATCTGCAAGTTCAGTATCATTCGTGATGCTATTTCTTGTCCATACTTGGTTAATTTCATTACACTGTATATTTGCGTGTCTGCAAATAGCTCTTACAAGCTCTGCAAACCCTAATCTAAATTCTGTTTCAGTAAGTCCACTTTTAAGCTCTAACAAAGAATATAAATACTTTAAAGCTACGCCACTTGCGTTGCCAAAATTTGATGGTTCAGGGTCTACTGCCTGTCCCTGTTCAAATATTGCCTTACGGGATATACTCAACAATTCTTTTCTTGCTTCAACCGGTATGTCTATAGTAAGTGTTTTTAAATCACCTTTACCATCAATATTTTCGTCTAGCTTAATGGTTTTGTATTTCTTTAAATTACCGAGAAACTCACTTAAACTTTCACCTGCATAGCCGCTTAGAATAAATATAATTTCCTGAATATCTTCTAAGTCATTGATAAATCCTGAATACACTTTGTCATAAGTATCAATATGTCCCTTTATAGGCTCTAAATCACTTGTGTGGTTGTCGTTGTTGGCAAAACTTATGAAAGGAACTTGACCAAAATTATGATTAAGTACATTTGTATATGCTCTTGGAATATCAAAACCAATAGGGTATCTTGCAAGCTCCATAAGTCTATCAAATCCTTCATTTACATATCGTTTATATGTTGCACACTCAGTTTCAGTCCATATCTCGTAAACCATATAATGTCTGCCGGTTTCCTCTTCTAATTCCATATACACTCTTAAAACACTTATGAGTTTTTTCTCAAGGTCATTGTTATATACTGGAATTATTTCTTTGCTGTCTATAACTGCCCATCTAAATCTATTTTTATCATCAATCCAATAATGAATCCAAGCTATGCCGGCATTTGCAGAATTAACACATAGCTTTTTACAGTTTTTTGCATAAGCATCACCTAAGACCGTTTGAATATATTTATTACTAGAGCTATTACCTATATCAATGATGGGCGGATATGTAAACATATAACCTGCTTTTTGATTAACAATCAAGCTATAGAAACTGCTACAAATTCTATTGTCTGCATTTCTTACAGCTTCTGTTTCTGCATCTTTTTTCTTACCAAAAAGAATATCGTTTTTGTTTCTGTAATACCTTTCAGCTATTGTTGCTTTAGAAACAAAATTGCTATGCCCTAAAGTATATTTTTTTATAAGCTCAATAGCTACAGTCAAGTCCATTTTATCACCTCATCATTTTAAGAATTTTATTCCAGTTTTATTTCTCATATAATCGCGAAGAGCGTATCTCACTGCATCTATGCTGTGATTATCTCTGTCAGGGTAATCAGATTTAAAATTATCATTACTATCTTTTTCATATTCATAACCTAGAAACTCTCTAGCTGTATTAGGGCATCTTTCTTGGTCAATTACAATTTCTTCTAAATCTTGTAAAAATTTAATACCATAATTAACGCTATCCGGACCCTTTTTTACACCTTTTATATTTAAGCCTAAAGCTTTAAATTCTGCTATTGTTCTTGGTTCTGCACTATCACCCATTACCAGACAATTATCTTTATTCTGTCGCATAATAGCATCAACAGCTAACCTATTTGACAGTCCAACTTTATGTATTTCAAAGAATATATATAATCTTCTTCTAGTTCTATCAAAATGACATTCTGTATAGTGGAGTGGGTCAACAGCATATCCAAAGTCAACAGCTCTTTTTATATGGTCAAAATTATTTACTTCATCATCTGATATTTTTCTAATTGTAATATTAGTAAATATTTCTCCACCTGTTCCTCTTACCTCACCTAAATACTCGTGAGCATAGGCATCATAATTGACAGTCTTTAAATGCTCGGCTTCAATAAAAAACTGTTCACCAAGCCATTTTTTAGGTACTGTTAAATAACTACTGTGATGTACAATTCTGTCTTTTCTTTCTTCTAAAATTTCATTATTTACCCAATTTCTCTGTGACCTGGGTGGATTATATGAATAAAAAACAACAAAATTTTCGCCACCTCTCATAAGGGACTGATTTATTGTTCTTATTTCTTCCATTCCATTGAATTCATCAACTTCTTCGTACCATATATATTTACAATAACCTGTTTTAAATTTTGTAGATTTAATTTTCTTAGGCTTATCTGCACCTCTAAAAATTATTCTTTGCTTGCCATATACAAGCTCTAACGGACTAAGTTTGACTTGCCAGTATTGTTCAACACCTAATACTTGTATAGCCCATAAAAGCTGTTCAAACACACTATCTTTAAGATATTGTCCTACCTTTCTTATAGCTACTGCATTAGCGTTACTGTCACTCATCATTCCTAACACAATCTCTATACTCGTAAATGATGATTTTGTACTACCTCTGCCACCCTTTAGCCAATAATGCGTATATTTATTAGCTTTAAGACAATTATGAATATTATAAAAGGATGGTGCAATTAAGCTAGATAACCTAGCCATTTGCATCATCCTTTGGTATATCATCTGTTATCACAACTTTAGCATTCCCATCAACTTCAAGCTTATCTGTAAACAAGCCGTATCTCTTGCCAAGCAATTCAGCAGCCTTCAGTCTTTCTTTTTCATCTGGTGCTTTATTCATTTTTCTTGCATCTGAACAACCATCGCCAGTCCCTTCTATAACAACAATTTCTGATTGAGATTCGCCACGCAAAACAGTTGTAAGATATTCCATGACTTCTTTCGCATCGGCAATCTTGTCAGAGTTTATTTTTTCAAGCTGTTTGTCGATATATTCTTGAACCTTAGCATTTCTTAGCAATTTAGCAGCACATACCGCAGCAGAACTATCTTTTTTTACATTTGGATAAGCTTTTCTATATGCCCTAGTGGCATTACAGTCAATCAAATATTCATCACAAAATTTTCTTTGCTTGTCAGTCATTTCATCTTCACCTGCCTTTCATAGCATAAAAATAAGACACCCTTTTCTTTAAAGGATGCCTTAACCTAACATTTCATATTACAGTATACTATAATATGAAGGTGGGATTCAAGTGGGTTGCAGTGGGAACTTTTCTTCAAATGCTTGTAAAGCAGATAAGTGAATTTCTTTAATGTAGTCATATGAGAATTTCATTTCCTGTGCAGCTTTTCTTAAATTTTTACCGTCAACATATACAATGTTTAAAATATCTTTATGTTTGCTATTATCTAGTTGCTGTATCTGATTAATTATTTTTACCCTTGTTTTGATAAGCGTATTTTTCATTAAATCAAGTATTTTTTCTTCTTCATCAATCTGACTAAATATTTTTGCAAATTTATCTGGTTCAACTGAACTTTGTACTTTTTCTTCTTCATAACTAATACCTGCAATATCTAAAGAATCTTTTAATCTTTGTATGTACTCTTGCTGTTTCTTAACTTTGATATTTTGTTCTTTTATTTGTAATAAATATTCTTTTATTGTCACATTAAACACCTTCTTTTTTATTTATTTAACAAAAGTTCAACATAGTCATAAATCTTGAACCGCCTGAAAGGCTGTAATTTACTAGGTTTTTTAAATAAGCGGTTCAAGATGTACGGTTCTATATATATTATAGATATTTTTTAGAGAAACATAAAATTTTAATGATTTTATATTTTAATATATCCTTAACTTAAAAACATCTTGAACCATCTTGAACCGTACCCTTGAAACCCTTATTTTTACTGTATTTTATCGGTTCAAGATGATGTTGAACCTATCTTGAACTAACTTAAATATCTTGAACTTTTGACGCGTACATATCAGCAGTATGAGTAAACAGTACTGATTGATATTTTCTAATTGCTCTATCAAAACTATCCCAATCATCAGTGACATAAGCGCCCATATGAAACCTAATACACAACATTTCTTCTTCTGTAAGTGTTATCACTTGTGACAGCATCATCACCGACTTGTCCCCATGACCAGCAAATACAGGTGTAGGATTGTATGTCCACTTTGGATTTTTACTTATCAACAAACTATTTCCAACACCCTGTGCGTTTTCGTCTATATAGTCATCCATTTTGCAAACATCGTGAAACATTCCTACAATATATGGTGACTCAGGTCTTGTCCAAGGTATATTAAATTTATGTGTCATTTCCACTAATACTTGTGCAACCATCATTGAATGTTCAAATAAACCACCAGTATGATTACCATGATATTTGATTGCAGCAGGCTTTATAAAGAACCCATTATCTATCAACCAATTTAATGTTTTTGAATCAATTATTGACTTTTTGTTTATTTGCATAAATTTATTAAACTCAAATACTTGACCTTGCGTAAAAATTTTATTATTCAAATCAAACATTCCATTCACCTGTTTCATTAATTAAATTCCTTCCCTGTTCTCTTATCTTTAAATGTAATTCTTCCTATTACTTCAAATCCAGAAAGGTATGCTAAATCTTTAATAATATGTACCAATAATCTAATTTTCTTTTCTTGTTCAGATTCTTCTTTAACTACTTTTTTCATAGCACTATAAGCTGTTGGGTCATAATAACCTTCGCTATTATATTTATTCATATTAACTTCACCCCACAACTAAATCATCAAACACAACTGGTATCATTTGTTTAAAATTTTTAAGAAGTGGAATTGTTACTTCAAGCATCTGTTGATGTGGCTTTCCAGTTGTTCCCAATGCACGAAGTTTGAAAAAATGTCTCCATTCACGAAGGTTTGCTGTCATCACTACTTCTGTTTTTAAACTATTTGGAAGAACTGCTCTTGCTTGTTGTGGTGTTAAACCAAAGTTGAGTAACTTGAAATAGGCATCTTCACAAGATTTCATACTATTCTTCCAAATATTCCAACCTTCTGAATTATATTCTAAGTATTGAGGAACGATAAATGTAATTTCTGACCCAAAATCATTATTAAAATAATTACAGTATCTTGTAGATTCTTGTGCAAAAGATGCCATTCTATGTCTAACTAATTCATGACTAATTCCTCTATCTACAACAAATTTAACTGTTACAGAACAATGTTCTAGCATTGATTCATGACCCCTTTTGATAAGCCCTGCAACAAATCTATTAGCAGAATCTTCTTGAATCTTATTTTCACTTTTATAACAAGTTCTTGCAATTAATTCAATTTTTTCTAACATCTTTTGACCATCAAAAACACTGTAAATCTTTGTATACGGTTTAATTATCTTCATTTTCTTCACCCATCCTTTCAATACATCTGTTGACCTTCTGCTTCATTACTTCCTGCACTTCATCTTCACACGAAAGCAAGAATATCACTTGGTCAAACAGCAATTTAACATCTGCTAATTCTTCTACAAGATTTTCTTCAATTTCACATCTTGATAATTTCTTTGAAACAGGTTGACCTTGACCATTAATTCTAAAATATTTGCAAATTATCTGAGTCAATTCTGCCATTTCTTCAATTAATTGTTGCATCTGAACTTCAAGACCATAATGCTTTGCAATCTTAAATTTTGGGTCCTTTTTAATGTATTCTATCAACATATTCTGATAGTTTGATGCTTTGTCTAAGTCTTCCTGACCATTTTTATGTTTATGTCTATACTGATATTTATAAGAATTCAATTCACAAAACGCTTGTGTTTTCTCATAACCAAACTTTTCAACCATTTCTTCTATACATTCTTTTCTACCTGGAATATTATAATGTCCAGGATGAATCACATTTGACATCTTTAATCACCTTCCTTTATGTATATTTATATCAAAAATTTATATTCTAAGCATTTCTTCCTTTGCTCTTGTATAAAAATTTCTATCAATTTCAAAACCAAAAGAACTTCTTCCAAGGTTTCTTGCTGCCCTTAAAGTTGTACCAGAACCACAGCAAGGGTCAACAACCACATCACCAGGGTCAGTAAATGTTTTAATCAACTGTTCAATTACATTGATAGGTTTTTGTGCAGGATGAATTTTAGGAATTTCTTTTCCATCCTTTTCCCACTTAAACCAATTAAAAACCATATGACCTGTTCCTCTAATGTTTTTTCCATTTTCATCAATCTTCAATCCATTTCTGAATTTTGGAAGTTTGTTACGATATAAAACAAGGGCGTATTCTGTTGCACCTACAACTCGCATATTTGCTTTTAATACTTGTGGTGAATAATTCTTAATAAACACCAATGGTATATAATTCACAAATCCATGTTTTTTCGCTGCCGCAATCAAGGTTTGTATTTGTTCAAAAGAACAAAATACAATCATACAAGGACTGTTTGAACTTCTTCCCCTTGGAACTGGTTTAGTGTCATCCTTTTTTAACATTTTGCTACAAAAGTGAAAGTATTCATAAAGATTAAAATTAAAATCTGAATTAAATGCAGATTTCCCTGCAAGACTACTTTCGCCATTCTTATTGTCCCCCCCCCTTGTACCACATAGGGTTTGAACCATAAAAATTATTACCTACATTATATGGAACATCTGCAATAATCAATTGTGCAGGTGGAATTGCATATTTTTTATAATTCTGCATAGAATCACGATATATTTCACATTTTATTTTCATTAATTCTCTTGTCCCTTCTGAAATAATCTATATTTTTTACCTTTGATTTTTTTATCTACAATTTGATACCCAAATGTTTTAACCATTTGTCTACTGAATTCAATTTTTGACAAACACTGTAATGACTCTGATAAGCAAAATTCTTTGTATCTATCATAGACTAATGATGTAGGTTCAGTTTGCATATTAAATTCTTCATCTTCGCAATCTTTCACGAACATTAAAAGTGGATTGTTTCTTTCTTCATATTCTTGAAGCTCTTGCTTGATTGCATCAGATGTTGTAAAGTTTTTGGTTGCAAGAACCCTTTTCAATCCTTGAATTCCAAGCTGAATTAGATATTCCATAGATTCTTGACCTTTCAGGTCTTCTTCAATCCCTGGTCTGAAATTCGGGTCATCAGACTTGAATTTTGCATTGAATGGAACAATGACAAGTCTTCTCATAATTGCTTGTGAATCAGAACCTTTTCCCATTCTAGGAATATTATTTGCTGAGAATAGCAACTTGCAAAATGGTTTAAAGTCAAACTTTGGCTGACCTTTCTGTTCTGCATCTATCGTTTCACCTGTAACTACTTTTTTAAAAAGTGAAGTGTCTGTCACAAACTCATTTGAAATATCATCACCAATATTTGCTAGTTTTCCAAACATCATTACTGTACTAAATCGGTCCCCTAACTTCTTTAAATCTAAAGATGAAATATTTTTTTCAGACATAAGATTTGAAAGTGTTTTCAAGTATGTACTTTTTCCATTACTTCCTGTTCCAGTTAGAATAAATGCTTTACCGCCTGCCAGGGTGTTTGACCTATACATGCAAGCACCGACAATTTCTTCAAGTAATGACCTAATTTCTGCATCTTTACAAGACACATTGTTAAGCATATTGTCAATCACTTCACTAGATGCCTGTCTGTTAAAATCCCATGGGATTTTATTAGTGATAACTACATCCGGTGTAAATTCTGAAAAGCTATCTGTTAAAACATTGTAAAGACCGTTTCTGAATGCAATCACACAAGCAGGTGCAGGTTTTATATTATCTCTAATTAATATGTTTAAATATGCCATAACTTCTTGTCTTTTTGCTCTGTTCAACTGTGGAATATGTTTAATCATTACAGCTTCAATTTCTTCTTGTCCAGATACATAAATACCATCTTTATACATGTGAAGCTGTCCGTTTAATCTAATAATGTGATGATTATTCTTTAAGAATACAGCAAATTTATCAAATAAAAATGTTGTACCTTTGTAAAACAAAGGTTTGTTAAACGCTTCATCACGCATAATAACTTCTAATTCTTCATCTGAAAGAGGTTCTTTCAAAACATAAGTATTAATTTTTCTTAAAACTTCTCTAGCTTCTTCTTTCTCAAAATCTGCTGATTGAAGTGTTAAAATATAATTAAATAAAGCTTGATTTCTACCATCTCCTGCATCCATATCCATGAACTCAGCTTTTCCTTTTACTGGTATTAACCATTTAGGAATTTCTTGATATTCTTCACCATCTTCTTGGTAAATATCATAAATAATTTTTCTTTCTTCACCATTATATTTTAAAACTTCGTATGAACTCTTAACACCAACTTTAATATCTGCTGTCAAGCCAATTGCTAATTTACAGTGTGTGAAACACTTTTCAACACCTGCATTTATAAACAAAAAGTGCTTTCCTCTTGTTGTTTCATAAACTCTACAATTTAGTTGAAGTTCTTCAACAATATTCATTAATATTTCAGACTGTTCAAAATCATCAATATCAACCAAAATTGTTTTTTCATCTAAAATTCCTGCGAACTCAGGAAGTAACTTAACTTGTTCGTATGTTTTAAAGTCTGTTCTATTTTTGAATTTCTCAATACACTTCTTATCTTTAGTTTCAACATAGCCTTTAAAAAACACTATTTATCACTTCCTTTGTTCTAAAATTTCTATGTATTTTAAAAATTGCTTCTTCTGTTTAACAGCCTTATTAAAATCAGACATACTTTTCGAATATCTTATTTTTAAATATCTATATTCTAGTTTAGTTTTTTCTAACTCATTTTTAGTCAGTTTTACACCATTTGAATATTTTTCAGATTCAATTTTTATAGATATATCTGCAATTTTCTGTTTATAGTCAACAGCTTTTTTCCCTGAACTGATTCTTTTTTCTTCCAATTCATTTACTTTATCCTGGAAGAATTGGTACATAGTTTGAAATATTTCATCTCTATGTTCAAAATCCAACTCAACAACTTTTAATAATTTCTTCAATCGTGCTTGTGATGTTGGAAAAAATATATCCATATGAATATTCATTTGTCCATTTTTATATTTAATTTGTATATCCATTACATCACCCCAAAGTCTTTTAATCTTTTCTTTGCAAGTTCTACATACCAATCTTTATTAAGGTATCTAGGACATTTAACATTATTCATATTCTCATTGAATATAAAACAGTGTTCTGGACTAGATGCAATTTTTTCAGGTTTTCCAGTTCGAATTGATACTTTCTTTACCCCTGCATCAGTTTCCTTAGTGGAAGCAAACAGCCTAACGCACTTTTCTTTTATAACTTCATCACCATGTAAGATGGTAGAATATTTACTTGTTATTTTTGTTACCATCTGAAATTCTTTTAATTCATCACAACTATGAATAAAACTTTCAACTGGAACATTATTCACCATATATTCAACTAAAGCATGATTTACAATAGGAAAATCACCATAATCTAGGTTTGACAGCTTCTTTACATAAGCACCTTTTGACTTAATATGTCCATCAGGTGCAACAATGATGTAATTGTTCACATCTTTCTGAAACACTTTCCTGTATTCATCAAATTCTAGTGTCAAGCCTGTTCTTTGTTCCCATTCCCAAGCAATATCATCAATTAAATTGAACCATTCTTCTTCATCCTGTCCATCAGGCATTTTTACTAAAATACCATCTGTATTGGACTGAATCAGTTGTGCATAAGGTTCAATATGTTCAATCAAATCAAGCAAAAGAATCTGTCCATATACACATACCTTGTTAGACATCAAAGGGTCATACAAGTCATTGTTCTTGTCTTTTAATACACCATAAGTTGAATTCAACACAATTTTCAGAACTGCCTGTAATGGGTCTTTTTTCTTTTTCAGTTCAAGTCTTTCATGGTAGATGTCTACAAATTTCTGTGGGTCTGCAATATTTCTTGAATGTAGGTTGTATCTAATCATCAAAGAAGGATAAAGAGAAGCAACATCCATCATCAGATAATATCCTTCACCAGTATATTGTTCCAATGCTCCATGAACACCACCCCATGCAAATGTGTGTGGGCATCCTGCAACTATAACTGAATATTGATTCTTTTCAGGTTGCTTTTTCCCTGGAATGTGTCTGTAATAACATCTATTATCAGGGTTTGAATACCAATCTAAGACATCTTTGTATTTCTTCACCTGATTTGTGTTAGGGAAATCAATGTCAAATTCATCACCCCTATCACCTTGTCTATGTGCATCTAAGACTATTGCTGTCAACTGTGGCTTTGTTTTTGAAATTAAAGATAGGTCAAGTGCTTTGCCTTTACAAGCAAGTTTCACCAGTTCCAACCTTCCATTGAATTCCTCTTTTCTTTGCAAGAACACTTCAATAGTCTGTTCTACATCATGTATACAATATTTAACAGTTTCAGCAATTTCTGCTTCTGTCAGTTTCCTGTCAATATCAAATGGAACACCGGTTTCTTTAATGTTGTTTCCCATGCTTCCCTCAAACCACTTCAATCCTTTGTCTAAGTTCAACATTACATCATAATTGTTTAATGGAATTTTGCGAAGTAGTGAAGAAAACTTCCATCCAGGGTTACCTTTAACAATGATAAAGTCATTAATTCTTTTGGGGTCAAATCCACAAAGAATTCCTTTCAATATGTACTGGTCATAGTGATTTGAATTGAAACCAACCCAAATATCATTTTTCTTTGCTTGATACAATGAATCCAGTTCTTCATTGTTGTTAATGATAATGTGCTGCTTTTTCTCTGTCATATCAATCACTACAACTAGCCAGTCATATTTAAAGACTTCAAAGTCATAAAATAACACCTATTCTCACCATCCTTTCAATTCATTATCTTCCCAAGGTTTGATTTTATCCTTGGGAAGATAACTAATCTATTTATTCAAGAATAAATACTTCTGTTACTTCAAAGTCACTAAAATCTTTATTTTTCTTATTAGCTGTATATTTTAAAGCATATTCAAAATTATCTGCAATACCTTCATAAATATCCATAAGCAATTCAGAATACTGTTTATAGCTCTTGAATTCCACAACAGGCATGTCTGCACCCATTTCTTCAACCATCTTACGAAGCAACTCATTACAGTTATGAATCTGAAATCCCTGTGTAATAACCTGATTGTAAAAAAGTATACTTCCCTTGTAATCTCCATCAGAAACAATCTTGAACCAAATACTAACCATAGGGTCGCCTTTTTTAGATGCTTTCAATTCCATTTGCTGAACTGCAACTTCATAATTACCATGTGGTACTTCTTTATAAGTTCCATTACCACCATTTGTAGCAGCTTCTGCTATATCATTCTGTAATCCTTCTGTATCAATTTCCTTATCCCATCTACTAAACATATCTTGTGCCATAATTTTCACCTTTTAACCTTTCTATGTAATTAATTTAATGTTGCTATAACCAAAGCTAACGCTTCTTCACTTGTAAATCCTTCATGTATATGAGCATCATATAAAATCTTGTTTGCGTGAGCTATTTCCTGTGGTCCTCTACTCATAAAATTATTTTTGTTCATATTGATAGTGTTGCTTTTATTTTTTTCTACTACCTCTATAAGCATTTTTAAAAATTCATCCATTAGTTTTCACCCCTTCTTTTTCTAACTCTTGTTTTTGGTTTTTCAGGCTCTACCTGCTGTTTCTGATTTTCTTCTGGATTCATTACTGGTGTTTCCTGTTCTTCTACTGGTTCAGATGCCTGCTGTGGTTCGCTCTGTGGGTCATCCTTGGCATTTTCCGCGTCGGTTGTAGAATTACTTTCCTTTCTTCTTCCAGGCTTCTGTGTGGCTTCTGTGGACTTCTGTGAAGGTGTTCCCACTGCCTGATTTGCCTGGTCATAAACATCCATCAAAGCATCCCAGTTAAGAGGAATGGTTGTCTGACTAATTCCCTTCAATCTACCACCACCAAAGATAACTTCATTCTGCTTGAAGTTCAGTGTTCTGCTGTCATCATCTTCAACCACAACCCTTGCAACAATATCAACCATACCTGCAATCTTGTTAGCAATAGCATCCTGGATGTTTGGTGCAATTCTTGTGATGTTTTGACCATTCTTCTTGGTGATGTCCTTAGATATATCTTCGTGAGATACAACCACAAGATTTTCATAATCAAGATTGAAAAATCTTCTCATTGTAGAAAGATATTCTGTCTTGATAATATCCCAACCCTTTCCAAAGCCTGAATCAGATTCATGCTGAATACCAAGGTTATCATACATATAAATTCTGCACATTTCCCTTGTATCTTCAAGAAGGTCAATAATGATTGTTTTAAAGTCATTCTGCTTCTTTTCAAGTTCTGCAATGGTATCCTTAAATACTTCCCAAGCAAATTTTCTGTTGGTCATTCTACCATTAAGTGTAACTTCATCTTTAATGCTGACATAAGGCATTGTAACAAACTGAATATTTCCATCAGTATTTAGATTTAATGGATTTGGTGCATCATCAAGCATTGTTGTCTTACCACTAAAAGCAGCACCATAAATCCAAATCTTTCTTTTATTTGTTGTACTAATATTTCTTCTTTCACTACTTGGTAAATTCATATAATCAATTCCTTTCTGACAATAATCTTTGTATTCACAATAATTGCATAACCAGCTTATGTGCTGAGTAAATTCTTGTGCTTCCAACATATTCTTTGTTGAAAGCAAGAAGTTAATGACCTTTTCAGGGTCATATTCGATTTGAACCAGTTGTGGTTCTTTCTTGTCTAGTTCTTCCTGCAATCTCTGTCTGAACTGAAACAAGTCTTCTTTCTTTGACTGTTTGATGTTGACCTTTGGAACAAACAAGAAATACAAATTTCTAATAATTTTCCCTGGATTGTTCTTTTCAAAGAAATATTTATATAAATGAAGCTGTGGCGAATCCTTGTATTTACTGACATTATTTGAATACTTGAAATCATACAAGTCATATACATTTGGGATGACCTGATGTTCACCACCAAGTTTCTGTTCTGTTTTTGCAGGTGCAAGAAGGTCAATAAATCCAATGAAGTCATCATCTTCAATTTTCACTTCATGTTTACCTGGTGGAATCATTGCTGCTGCCTTTGAAATCATCACCTCAAGTTTCATTGCTTCATTGACATGTGCATCGTTAATAACTGGATATTCCATAAAATATTCGTGAATTGCTGTTTGAATATCTTTTTCTAGTCCAGTATGAAGTGCTGTTCCAAGAAATAATGCGTTATCTGCATTATCAGGTGGAATGGTTTTAATTCCTTGATTATATTTCAAATCATAACGATATGGACAAGATTCAAAAGTTTCCACCCTACTGTGTGATACAATCAATTTGACCACCTTCCTTTCAAGATTTTATAATTGTATCTTGTGTTTTCCACATTTCCTTGAATAAGGTTGTCCATAAAATTTTTAAATAAATCAAAATCTTTTGGATAAAGAAGAATTCCAAAGCCACCTGCTTCATCTATCTTTTTTAGATTGTAAAGCTGTAATTCACTTGGTTTTCCATGTGGTGCTTTGACTTCAATCCCTAAAAAGCGACCATTACAACAAGCAAGAAGGTCAGGAATACCAGATTTTGTATAAGCTGCACCACCCCAATATTTCAAAAACCAACACCCATTATCTTTCAAAAAAACTTTAATTTTGTTTTCAAAATTCTTTTCAGCTGCCATTTTTACTCACCTTCTTTCTTTTGAAATATATACAAGGATATTCCCTAGACCTTTCACTGCACCATTTCCACTGTTTATAATCCTTGCAAGTCACTTCATCAGTCTTTAACTGTGATTCTGACAGATGCTTTGACATTTGATGTCTTTGTGTATTGTTCATAAATATCAGGTTTATCCTTTTTTAATGCTTTTGAATCAATAGTTGTTTTAGTAGTTGGTGCAACATATACAACTTTTAAAATATCATTTTCAAATGACTTAATTCCAAATTGAGCCATTGCAGCTTCAAGGGCTTTTCGGACTTCTTTTTCATTTTCTTCAAGTTCTTTTTTCTTCTTACTAATTATTGAAATTTGTTGCATTATAGCAAGAGCATTTGAATCATTATTGAATTCTTGTAATGCAGTTTCTTCATCAAACTGTTCTTCACAACCATTCTGTTCAAGTTCTTCCTTGTCATCAAAGTTACTGCAAGCATGTTCACATGTTTCAAAATCTTCACAATAATAGCAGCAACAGTCCTTGTCACATGTGTTATCATTTAGTGCCTGTTTACATTTTTTCATTATTTCCACTATTCCTTTCTTCGAGTTGTTTGTTAAATTCTGTTTGATATTTAATAATGTCTTCTGTATAAGGTGTTGTATATATTCCTTTATTCCAAAGTGTTTCTGCACCGTTAGACCCCATATTGTATGCCATTAAAACAAGCTTTGGGTCTGTATATTCTTCAAATAACTTTCTTAAAACAAATAAACCAGCTCTGATATTCTGTTCTTTATCTAAAAAATCAGTTACACCTATAGTTTCTGTCAACCATGTATGATTTACCTTATTAATCTGCATTAAACCATAATCACCTGTAGAACTGATAATATCAGCATTAAAAGAAGATTCCTTCTGCATCAAAGCCATAACTAATGTCCAATCAATGTTATATCCTTTGCATAAGTAAAAAGTAAATTTTTGTGTTTCTTCATCAAGTTTACAATTAAGTGGTGTAAATTTATATTCATCACCTGACCAGTCTGTTGACACTTCGTGTGTAAAAACAGTTCCATCATACGCACCAAAATGATTAACATTTTGCATAATATAATCATTTTGCAATTTTACTTTTTTCTTATCACTATATGTAATTCCTCCAATTAGTCCTCCTAATATAAGAACTGTTGTTGTAAACAATAAAAATCTTCTTTTTACAACCTTTTTTTGCTTTTGTTTTCTCATAAAGTTTCCTCCAATAATTTACTACTGATTAATTTCTTTAAATAATTCATCAGTAAAATCCCTTCGCATTTCTAATGCTTGTAAAATATTTTCTTCAACACTGTTTTTGCACATCAAAATGTAATAGAAACAAGGTTGTTCTTGACCAATTCTGTGAATTCTTTTCTTTGATTGTTCAAATAGTTCTGACTTGTCAGTCAGTGTGAAATATATAACTTTATTTGCTTTTTGAAGATTTAAACCCATTGCACCTGCCTGATATTGAATGAAAGTAATTGAATTATCATACTTATCATAATTATCAAGTTGTTTATCATAACCATTGACTAATGAAAACTTACGATTACAATCACAAGCTATTTCACTTAGAGCATCAAGTTCAGCAGTAAAGTTATAAAACACAATCAATCTGTCTTGTGTACTTTCTACCAATTCCTTAAATGCTTGTAGCTTATATTCACTGTATTGACCACACAACTGTCTTGCATAAAGTCTTTTAGTCAATGTAGTATCACCAACTAATTCCTTGTCATCAACAGTAATAATAGAGTCTTTCATAAACTTCCTATATTCTTTAGAAGTTGGGACAAACTGTTTAATGAAGGTCTGTTCAGGAAGGTCAAAACATTCTTCTGTTTTCATAAATACTGCTCCATGTTCACGCAATTTAGATTTTAATCTTTCAACATTCTTATATGGATTTTCCTTGTCCACTATTTTGTGAAAAAAACCACCCATGTCAATCTTTGTCCAATTGACATATTGTCTATTGTAAACATCTTCTGAAATCTTCCATCCAAGCAGATGAATTTGTGACCAAAGGTTTTCATATTTTCCCGCCGTTGGTGTTCCCGAAAGAAGGACCACAAACTGTGGTTGTAATTTCATAACACCTTGTTTTGTTTGCTTTGCAGCTGTATTCTGAATCAAAGAAGATTCATCAAGCATCAATGTAAAGATTGTTTTGTTCAGTTCTTGAATCAGATTTATCCTTCTCCAAAGAAGTTCATAATTAACGATTCCAATTCTAATTTTGTACCTAGAATGAAGAAACATATCCATTCCTGTATTTGTTGTCAAATCATAACACCATGCACCTGATTCATCACACTTCATCTTGTCAATGTAATATTTAAAGAAGTGTTCCTCCCAATCTGCAATCTTGGACTTCTGACACACAATCAAGATGTCTTCACCAAATGACATTGCTTTTTCAGCACCAACAAATGTTTTTCCAAGTCCCATATCCAAATAATATGCAACTCTATTTAAGTCTTTTGTTTGTTCTAATGCTTCCTGCTGATGTTTGAAAAGTTTCATAACATCACCACCTACGCTTCAATACTGATTCCAGTAATTTCTTTAAAAATATCCTTATCAAAGTTTGGAAGTTGCATCACACTGTCTTTTTGTACATCTGAAAGACCATCCCACCACATCTGTCTTCCTGTTTCTTCTTCAATATGCTTCAAGAATCCACCTGTTGCTAAATATTCAGGATGTTGTTCTTTTTCTTCATCAGTCATATCATCTTCCCATATCCAAGAAAGAACATTTGAAGGACAATTCATAAGAATATATCTCGCATCTGAATTTAACCAATCACTATAATTCCAGTTAGAAGGTTTGTTAAACAAGTAAATTTTTGGTGATTCAGTATTAAAGCATCCGTTTGAAAAGCAAGTCTTGTTCCAATCACCGCTGTTCCAATCACCGCTGTTACGATTACCGCTGTTACAATCACCGCTGTTCCAATCACCGCTGTTACGATTACCGCTGTTACAATCACCGCTGTTACGATTACCGCTGTTACAATCACCGCTGTTACGATTACCGCTGTTACGATTACCGCTGTTACGATTACCGCTGTTACGATTACCGCTGTTACGATCACCGCTGTTACGATCACCGCTGTTACGATTACCGCTGTTACGATTACCGCTGTTACGATTACCGCTGTTACAAAGACCAGTGCAAGCTTTTCCCAAATTTACAAGCTCAAGAACTTCCTGCCAGTTAATTTCTCTAACAATCTTAATTTTATTAGTACAGCACTTACTATCTTCATCATTAGAGTCAATCTCACCAAGTGCTTCTACTTCTGCAACTTTATTATTAGGGTCAAATTTATAATAGCTAAAACAATCTGATGCCTTTGTGCAGAAATGAAATCCCTTATCACAACAAACTGGTGTAACATCTTCCTCAAATACTTTGCCTACCTCAAACTGGAAACCTCTACAAGTCCAGTCAGAATTAAAAACCTTATAACCTTTCATTTTTTGTCCATCCTTTCAAAAAATATTTATTATGAAACTTTTATTCCTGTTACTTCTTCAAACTTCTGCTTTGTTATAACATAAGTCCATTGACCTGACATTTTAACAGCCATTCCAAATTTTAATGTTCCTTGCTGCAATCCAATTCTGATAAATTGTTCAGAAGCATTTAATAAACTTGCAGCATCTGCAACTGAAAGCCTATTACTATAAATTTTCATATCAATCACCGCCTATCATTTTCACACTTGCTTTATGGGCTACATAATCATCATAAGTTAGTGCTTTGTGACCCCTACCCCTCGGCTGTGAAAAAACATAATCAACCATATCAAACACATTTTTCATAGTAACCTGTTCGGGATGTATCACAAAGTTTGGAAGATTAATTCCATACTGCTCACATATTCCATTGATTGTTTCTGCAATCTGTGTTGGTGATGCACCTTGCTTTTCCATATTATCTCTAGTAATACGGATAAGATTTATTACATCTTTCAAAGGTGTGTTCCCATAATGCCCTGTTTTTCTTATAGCAGGAAGAACCTCTGATGTTACCCAACGCTTAAATTTCTTAGCACTAGGTAACTTACTTGAAAGAATAAGACTGTAAAGACCAGATTCGTTAATAACTGCTAATTCCTGTGTTCCACCAAGGGTGTCGCATTTTGCTACCCCCTTATCTTCATCATCAACTCTCTTAGCTAACGCATCCCTTGTGTTGCTATATCCCAAAGCAACTGCAATATCTTTACCAACAAACCAAGGTTGGTCATTTATAATTACTGTTCTTATACAACCAAGTTCTTCATTGTTAAAAACTTGTATATTATTCATAAGTTTTTACCTCCTAATATTACTTTTAATACTTCTCCTTATATGCTATAATTCAATTAACTGATAGTGGCATATTAGTTAATATCTATAGAAAGGAGAATTAATTATGTTTGATGACGAATTTAATTCGCCAAAATTAAATCTTGCTGATTTGAAACACGATTATACATTAGCTGACACCCAATACGAAATCATTATGGAACAAATATCTGAATTTGAGAAAAATTTAGATGATGAACATGAAGTCGCTCTCAAGTTGTGCAATTTTGGTCAAAGTATTTTATTAAATGTTACAGATATTGGTTATCATAACCCTCACCTAATGATTTACTATGGAACTGTTAATGGTAAAGAAACTCAATTAATTCAACATATAAATCAAATTAGCTTTTTACTTATGGCAGTTCCAAAATCTAATCCAGATAAACCTGCTAGGCGTATAGCTGGATTTTTAGCTGACAGCTAATTATGAACTTTTATTAAGTCTAAATTTATAGTTAATTGATATAACAATTTCAGCTAAAATCCCTAAGGCATTTATATTTTCATTTATAGATGCCTTATCTTCTAATATCTCAATCATCCTTTCTCCAGCTTTATATGAAATTTCTTCAAGTTGCTTAATATTCACATCGCTTTGTTTTTCCTGTTCCATCTTCTCAACCTCCTAATAAATCATTAGGGCTAATATCTAAACCTTCACATAACATATAAATGTCTTGTGCTGTTATGAGCTTTCTGTTATTTAACATATCACTAAATGTTTTTGGCGAATAACCGCATTTTTCGGCTACAACATACTGCTTCAACCCACTTTTTTTAACAATTTGCTTTAAATTATCAGTAATATTTTTAGTAGAATTCATATCCCACCTCCTTGATTATTTACATTTTCTTCTTTCTATATTATAATTATCTTACCGATACTGGCATATCGGCAATTCTTATAGAAAGGAGGAAAATACATGGACAATAATATAGCAGCAAAAAAGATTTTAATAGCTGGATTGTCTAGCATACCCAATGCAGATGAATCACTTAATAATAATGAACTAATCTTGTTTACACCAAATGGAATGATAACAGGCAAATTTGTTAATCACAAAAAAATTGAATCATCTACACCTAGTGACACCATTTTTAAAGAATTATTTAATGTTTTCGATAAAACTCTTTCTGAAAGAAACATTCAAAACCAATCAAATTCCTTTGTTTTATTAAAAGATGTCACTATCACTAATGGCTCTGCTACAAGCAATCTTGCATATCTTGTGGTATTTACTGACCAAATTATCGGTGCTACAATCGGTACCATTAATTGACAATTTTACATTCAATTCTAGCAGCTCATTTGTATGGGCTGCTTTTTTCCTCTTTACAGCTCTATAATGTCTCACTTTCCCACCTCCTACGCAATTTCGTCTTTTGAATCAACAAATAGATATTCTAAAGTCAATCCTTTAAATAAAGATTTTATCTTTTTTACTTCTGTTAATGTAAAATCTGTTTCTCCAGATAATTTTAAATACAATCCCTTTTGGGATAGATTTAATGTTTTGGCTAATGAATTTTTAGATATGCCGTTTCTAGCCAATTCAGCTTCTAAATTTTTATACATAAGTTTTTACCTCCTTCTGTTTTTTTACTCGATTGAGTTGTTTCAATAATATAATATCACCACATTGAGTATATGTCAAGTATTATTTTTACTAATTTGAGTAATTTTTTACTTAGATGAGTAATTTTATACTTGACTTTTTATTCTTACATGTTATTATTAGTGTAGGAGGTGACAAAATGAATTTTTTAGACAATCTGGAACAACTTATGTTAAAAAACAATATTAAAAATATAAGTGTTCTATCAAAAGAAAGTAACATCCCATACACTACACTAAAAAATTTTTACACGAGGGGAACCGAAAATGTCGGATTATCTACATTAAAGAAAATTGCTGACTTTTTTAATGTGACTCTTGATTATCTTGTTTATGGTGAATACATACTAAAATGTAATAAAGCAGAATTTGATGTTGTTCAATCGTTTAGGTCTTTAAATCCAGACGGACAGAATTATATTTTGCAAACACTTGATATGGCAAAAGACAAATATTCAAGTGAGTTAAATAAATCTATTAATGAACAACAAATAACATTGGTTGCTGCTAGAGGTGATAGTAACAAGGCTGTTGACATTAAAAAGTCTGATGTTGAAGATGATATGAAAAACTATATTCCACCTGATGATTTATAGTTTACATAATATTCCATTAATGGAATTAACCTACTAATGATATATTACTACTTCTTTTCTATACTGTTATAGGAAAGGAGTGGTAATATGTATCACGATTATGAGATAGCTAGAAATAAGGCTTGGGAAACTTTAATAAAATGTAATATAACAAGCCTACCAATCAATCTTGCTACTATAGCAAGATTAAACAACATCACTATACTAAAATATAGTGATAGCAAGCAAAATCTAACAGGAGATGGGTTTAGTCTTAATGTAAATGGTGTAAATGTAATTTACTATAATGACAATAAACCTAAAGCTAGAATTAGATTTACTCTAGCCCACGAATTAGGTCATTGCCTGCTAGGTCATTTAAAGTTTGGAAAGACATATAATCGAAATTCAGAAAAAGATTTTGACGGTATGGATATATTTGAAATGCAAGCCAATGTGTTTGCAAGAGATATATTAATGCCTGCTACTGTGCTACATAGCTTAGATATTAAATCTTTTGAAGATATTAGTAGAATATGTAATGTATCTGAACAATCAGCCAAAATACGATACGAAAGGCTATTAGAACTAGAAAAAAGGAATATGTTTAACAGACACCCACTTGAAAAGCGAGTGTATAAACAATTTACTAGATACATAGATAACTGTAAAAGTTCAAGATAGGTTCAAGATACGGTTCAAGATGTAACCCTTGATTTTATGCGGTGGTTCAAGATGGTTCAAGATGTTTTAAAATTTTATGTTTCTCTAAAAAATATCTATAATATATATAGAACCGTACATCTTGAACCGTTTATTTAAAAAACCTAGTAAATTACAGCCTTTCAGACGGTTCAAGATTTATGACTATGTTGAACTTTTAAATTTGTAAGCACATTCCCATTTTGGGTATTTGCTATAAAAAAAGACCTCCGATTGCTACCAACAATCGGAGGTCAGGATGGAAACCAAATCGGATGGATGAAATGGTTACCAATATCACCAATATAATTATACCATTTCATCCGCAAAAAAGAAAGGATGAAATAAATGAAATTACCAAATTCTTATGGTTCAGTTTACAAGTTATCAGGGAAAAGAAGAAAACCTTGGGTAGCACGAAAGACAGTTGGTTGGAAACAAGTACCTGAAAAGATGAAATCATATCCTGTTTATAAATTTATAGGATATTATGAAAGTAGGACAGAAGCACTTCAAGCACTTGCAACATTTAATGAAGACCCTTATGATTTACACATCAACACAATAACTTTTAAAGAAGTATATGAAAAATGGTCAGAAATTCATTTTGAAAAAGTTTCTGAATCTAATGTTAAAGGTTATAAAGCATCATATAAACTTTGTGACAAAATAAAAGATATGAAATTTGTTGATATAAAACTAGCTCATTTGCAAAAAGTTGTAGATGAATCGGGAAAAAATACACCAACTTTGAAAAAACTTAAAATATTATTTGGTCTTATGTATGATTATGCGATTATTAATGAAATTGTTACACCAGATAAAAGAGATATGGTTAGATATGTTGACATAAGTAAACCCGGAAACCCAAATGCTTATGATAGAAAACCTTTCAGTAAAAAAGCAATTAAGAGTTTATGGACTGCTGAAAAATCAAATGAGTATTTATCTGTTATTCTTATGCTTATATATACTGGTGTTAGAATAGGTGAAATGCTTGATTTAAAAAAGGTAGATGTTCATTTAGAGGATAGATGGTTTTATGTAAAAGAATCAAAAACTGATGCAGGTATTAGAGAAGTTCCAATAGCAGAAAAAATCGTTCCTTTTTTTGAGCATTGGATGCAGAAAAAATGTGATTATTTAATTTGTACACCGGATGAACAACCTTTTACATATCGCAATTATTATGATTCATACTGGATACCATTAATGAATAGTTTATCTTTAGAAAAATATACTCCGCATTGTACAAGACACACTTGTGTATCGTTGTTGACAGAAGCAGGTGTTGATGAAAGAATAATACAAAAGATAGTTGGTCACAAAGGACAAAATGTTACACAAGCTGTTTACACACATCTTGACCTTGATACTAAACTTAACGCAATTAATAGAATATAA